TAGATTATTTGATCGTCTTGACTTTTCGATTATCACTTCTACCCTATTAGGGTATGGAGATATATATCCTGTGAGAAATATATCTAAAACAATCGTTGTGGCCCAATCGTTGGCAACTGTTTCGTTAATTGTGCTCTAAATCTTCACTGGTATAAATGCTGCGTATAGTAGGCAATGGTATGTATACTATAAAAAATTACATAATTGTGATATATAATCGCACAATTATGTAATAGCTCCCTGCGTGAATTGAACACGCGACCTTTACATTACAAGTGTAATGCTCTACCACTAAGCTAAAGGAGCGATGTAGATGTATGTCTACAATATTATATATGTATTATTCTTTATTTTGTTTTTATGTATTTACTATTTCTAACCTAGTATGTAAAAAATTGAATGTGATCGTTTATTATTATATTCAATTAATAATCCAGGTAAAATGATCACCAGAAATCAGTCAAAGATGTCTAATCAAAAACGTTATATTACCTATTCTGTTGATATTGATTTCGATGAAGCAAGTCGGGCGTGGAATGCAAATAAACGCCGCATAGGTAATGGCGAGTATGTGTATATATGCGGAAAACCAATGAGAAACGGACGTAGCTGTAAGAAAACTCAAGATTCTACTTCGCACATTTGTTGTTCTGTAGAACAAGATGTTATGTAATCATTACAATCACTTATGAAAAGTTCGTCGTGTTTTGGCACAATTTCATTGTACCGGCTATTAAAAAGGGCCTTCATTATATTATTCAAGTCTTCCATATTGCCTTCCATTCTCATTAATTCACCCGTCTTTACGTTAAATAATTTAAAATCTCGTTCGACTTCTTCTTCTTGTTCTCTAACTTTATTTTTTAATTTCCATAACCAAGCATATATAACCAATTGTAGCATATGGTCAGTAGATAATTTGGATGTGCATTTTAATTCCCATAGCGTATTTTCAGTGATTATATCTGCACGTGCACTAAAACGAAACACCTTATTTTCTACAATATCTTTTGTAAATTCATCAATATATTTATGACTTGCATCATCACTTCCAATAATAATATATTCTTCTATTTTCGGTGCTTTATTTTGACAATCTGGTCCAATTACCCGCCGATATTCATTTTTACACGCATCGACCGTCTCATCTGATAACCATACATACTCATCCGGTTCTATCTGTTTTAACTTGAAATAAAGTGATTCTTGAATAGCTTGATTAATATTTGCCATAAATAGATATTCTTTTACTGATTCTATTTTTTCAGGCAGTTTTTCAATCATTGTTTGTAAAAATAGTTTATTCTTTTCTTTGATATCATCTTTATTTATGTCAATCAATTCATATAAAACACTATCTTGAAGTTTATCCACTTCAGTGCCATACCATACTGAACGCAAAAAATCATAATATATACACGGTATTGCTATACCATTTAGATCACTGATTTCTTCAAAATGACCTGATTTTGTCTGTATTAAAGATGGCATATCAATTTCATATGTTTCTTGGTTCTCTATTGTAAATATATTTTCTAGAATACCGCAAATATATTGGTATGTTTCTTCTGGAATAAACTTAATCAACTCGGTCGGAGTTGTTCGAATGTGTGTTTGCATATCGCGTTCTTCGCCTACCGTAAAAAACGTTTTATGCTGTCCTCGAAATTGAATATAAGGCTGTTCTTTCATTTCTACGTGCGACATTTTTAGACAGTCTAATGGGCGGTCATCTGGTCTAGAATCGCTTTCTAATATATACAACCCTTGCGACGCACGAGTGCTAGCTACATATATGGTATTCGGGCATATATCTCGTGGTAAATTTCGTGCATAAAATTTGAAATAAGAATGGTCCATACCTACTACAAATACATATTTCCGTTGTCTTCCTTTTACTGTATGGAATGTTGAAAATACTACTTTCCCATCAATAACACGTTGGTCGATATCACTACTTTCCATCATTGGCACGTGGCAAGGAATGTTTTTTTCTACCAACATGTTCTCTAATTTACGAATATGACTTCTTTCTCCCTTTACTGATGGGCCTAATACAAATATATCATTGGGGTTTACACCTAACTCAAATAGACGAACAATTTCCGCATAAACTATTTTTTCAATATTATATCTAGAATTACGAATATATTGAACCGGTTGGTCGTCTCTGCAAGAATTCATTCTGTCTTCGCCTATCAATACGTTATTTACAAAATGTCGCATTTGATTTGTGATTCTGTATGACATTTTCATCGAACATAATTCAAACGCGGGTGTTCTCAATAAAGGGTGTTTTTCCCATATACAATCTGCAAAAGTTAAATAACGAACATCTGAACCTTTGAATTCATATAATCCCTGCATATAATCGCCCAGTATTATCAATTGCACTTGATTACCCATATCAAACAAGAATTTACACATCAATTGAAAATATAAAAAGGTCATATCTTGACTCTCGTCCAATACTAGCACATCGATTTTGGGTATTTTTTTTGATGGTTTTTTATTTTCAACGATGATTTTTCTTATTTCATTGTCCACATATGCAGTTTCAACATAATAACATACTGCTAGACTATGAAATGTATGCACATTTAAGTTTTCTATTTTCGCATTTTCTATTTTTTCTCGCACTTCGAATTTCAAAGATTTATTATAGGTCATTTGCAATATTTGTTTATCTCTGATTTCATCAGCTATAGATAATATTAATGTAGTTTTTCCAGTTCCAGCAACAGCATCAACCGCTATATTATTTCCAGCTTTCACGCGATCTAATATATGTTGCTGTTCAACGCTTAATTTCATTGATGTTAAATGGTGTAAAGTCTATATATATATGGTCATTTATTTATATATTGTTTCATAATATGTTTTTGTTCTCAACATATAATATAATCAGTGCAATCATGCCCATCCGTATAAACTATATATGTATCTGACTTGGGTCATATGTCGAATTTTACTTTTTACATTGTAAAAATAGATATATAATAATAAACTTAATTAACAAAATCGAGAACCATTATTAAATTATAATAATATAAGTCGAAATATACGTATAATTGTAAGTTTTGTATAATTAATTTTGTGTTTGTTCTCGAATACTGATATTTATTTTATTATTTATGTGTAAAAAATGAAATGTATTTACTAATTCGGAGTGTAATCGCACACTTGAATATATATATGTAATAATATTATTATGTAAAAATAGTATTATTTCGAGAACAAAGTAGTTATTTTTTGAAACGATATGTTTTTCTAGTTTTTCGGGCTCCACCGCGACTTCTATTAGAAAGAGGCCGAAAAGTTTTATTATTTTGAATCGCCCGTAATAATCTCATCTGTCTTTTAGCCTTATATTTGGTGGTGCATTTTGCAAAGACCTTACCATTTTTGGGTTTATATACTTTATAACAGTTTTTCCCTCTAACTTTTCTTGTTTTATATGGCATATATATTATATCAACTATATAATTTTTTATAAATCATACAACATTTTGAGTTTCAAACAAAAAGAATAATTTGAATTTTTCATTTGCAACACTCTACCGTGTTCGTCTAATAATCGAACCCTAATGCGCTGAATATCAACAGGTCCAAAATATTGCCTAGGTTCAGCCGTGAGTTCATAATTATTTTCGGATAATAAGTTGCAACGATTTCCTTTCAATGAAATTCGCGCTAATATATCGGTGCTCATAATTGATTGATTAAATACACTCAAGAAATTACTATTTGAGTTATTATTAAAATCATCAACAGCTAAATACAAATACTTAGTAGCAGGTTCAATAATTGTCTCTGCGCAATAAAAAACATCACCGCTATATAACGGTTTTGTAAAACCGAGATTCCATCCTAATTTTGTATATAAGCTGGTGTTGTCCGGTTCTCCCCCATCCGTCTTAGAAAATTCCAAAATAATTTCACAAATATCCACAATATCATTTTCTCTTGGTGCAACAGATACTCTACGACTACCAGAACCATTTTCATTTATATCGAGTTTGAATTCTACGAATGAGAACACATCATAAATAGTAGACGGTGGGCAATCACAAAATTTATTACCACTAGCATCGGTGGTCTCGCCCAATGTATTTACGATATTACCACTTAAGTCAATATATAGGTCGGTTTCTGCAATAATAGGTTCATCTGGCTTAGAGATCATGTAATTAATAACATCAATTAAATCGCTTTCTGTATAATTACCATCAGGTATGGTTAGTAATCGATGACATTGTTTTATCTCAGGTATGCAATCGGGTTGAGAATACTTAATATACATATGCATAAAGTTATTTCCATAGTTTTTTGAAATCCCATAGAACGATATAGGTAATTCTAACGCTGATAATTCCATAGAAACAACCTTGTTTAATTTACTTGGTAGCTGCATAGTTATGTCGGAACTATTTGTATTATGAAAATTCGAACGGAAACGAGTATCTATATTTAGACACTTTGTTATTACTCGAGTATTCAATTGGTTAAGATTGCCAGGTAAAAAATCACTATTCTGCGTATAGACATATTGGGTTTGTGGTCTATTAATTATATTTTCTTCTTTCGGTGTAGGTGGAATATATACAGGACTATTAATTTTATCTAACTTATATTCAGTGGGAATAGTGGTTGGCGTATTATCAATATGTTTGCATTTTTCATCGATTAACCATTTTTTTGCAGATTCTAAAAAATGAATTAAATCGCGTTTAAATCGTTTATCAATATGACCGCTATTTAACAACTGTGCTCGTAATTGTGTTTCGCGTAATTCAATCTCTTTCACTGAATACTGTATTTTCTTTAATTTAAAAAAGCGCTCTACATCTGATAAACTATAGTTTTTAATATCTAAATCCAAATTTTCCATACTTTATAGTATCAGTTTATAAAATTTTATATGATTATTCAAGAAAGAATAAATATTAAATAGGTAATAATTCTTTTCACCATATTATTTATAGAACAAGTAATATGTCATCAAGCGATTATACGAATTTAAGAAGATTACGCCACGTTTATTATCCTAGTTTTAACCATCAGCATAACACTCATTCACACAATCCTTGTGTTTCACATCCACCCGTAGACACACCTTATGTTTCACAACCCACTTATCATAATCATCATAATCATCATAATCATCATCATTGTGATTATATAGATTTATCTCATAATCACTGCAATAATAGTGCTAATTGTAATCACAGCAATAGTAGTGATCATTGTAATCACAGCAATAGTAGTGATCACTGCAATAGTAGTGATTGTGGTAATAATTACAATCATAACTACAATAGTGGACACAACCCAAACTCGCATTATTCTGTTCACCCTGGTGGTCATTCTGGCGTTAACTCTTCCCCTACATCTATAGTGACTTACCCACCGCAGCCTGCACCTTCTGGACCTATTATTATCCAATCTCCTGCTGCTGCTCCTGCTCCTGCTCCTGCATACCCTCCTCCTGCATACCCTCCTCCTTATTATGATTATCCCCACTCACATCCTCAAGCACATCATCACGCACATCATCACGCACATCATCAAGCGCATCCTGCAGATTATGTTGATCCGTGCAACTCTCCCTACGTAAATAAATCATCACTCAATATAACGAAAAGGGAATATTATTTATTGCCAACTTTTTATGGTTCAGCGACCGTGAGTATAGACTCTTGTCAAGATTTTAGAAAAAACATGCAAGTTCTTTGTATTTCAGACCTGAGCTCTACCAGTTATTTCGAAGGAACCGTATACGATTATGACAAGCCTAGTGGCGAAATCACTATACATCAAATTAAAAACATAACCGGCGATTTTACTAAGCCTTCTAAATACTTAATCTCGGTATATGCAGCATCACAAGAAGTAGATGCATTAAAAGAACGAATTGAAGCATTATATAAAAAAGTATTCGGGATTGATATAGGTGGTCCTGATCCACCCACCGATGTAGGTGGTGGAGGTTCATCTGACCAAGTCGACGTTGAAGACGTAGCTATCAAAAATCTATACACTTATTTTTTCAACGAAACCATTGCAAACGAAGCTAATTATGAAAAAACAACTACGTATCTGAACAGTAAAATAAATTACTTATATACTTACTTCTTTAACAAAGATCCAACTACAGATACAACATTTAACCCAAACAATAATAACGTGGTATTAGATACATTAACTAATAAAGTTGAACAACTGAACCTATATTTCTTTGCAGATGCAGGTATAACGAATATTTTATAGGTAATACATATTATATTTTATTTAGCAATATACCCAGAGTATCATAATGAGAAGATTATATATATAATTATATATATATATATAGTTCAGGATGACAAGCAAAACCCCTATTACTAACCTAACAATTGCCGCGACTGGCTATCTCAAAATTGGCACTACACAGCTAAGTGAAGTGAATCTAGCTGTTTTGTCGGGAGTTACATCAACAACTGACGTATTAGGTGCTACAGGA